GGGCAGCATTGTATTTTCAACGGATTTTATGAAAGGTTTAACTGCAGAATGAATACTAAACTACTAAAGCACACACGTGAACTATTCAAGTCTTACGATGTCCCTGAGCACGTAAGGCGAAGCTATCGTTTAAAGTGGGTGAAATCAATTAGAAACTTAGGTGACAAGTGGCTATTCGCTAAACCTATAACACGTAAGGAAAACACACAATGACAACCGACACAATAACCTTTCACTTTATAGGTGAATTAGAGGACTCAGGTGCTATTGTAGACGTTCAATGTCAGATAGATGAAGATGGTGATTGTAGAAGCTTAGACTTTGTTATGTACAAGGGAATTGATGTCTTAGATGTAATCTCACATTTCCAGTGGTCTGACCTTGAATGGCAGGGATCTAAAAAGTATAAGCTGGAGAATCATGAACAACTGACCATTGCTCACGATCAAGAGTGTGCTTTGGAGGCCGTCTATGGCCTCTCTAAGCCTTCATTAACTATTAGGTAAGGGGTATATACCATGTACTACACAAAAGGCTCCGTTGTAGGTTACTCAGGTGAGGGTAAATTCCTACATAAAGTGATAACCATTAAGTTTGAATGCTTGATGGCTGACCATGACTTAGAAAAGTTACTGGAACCCATCAGAGAGCAGTTCAATGAATTAGGTGATAAGTTAGACTTTAAGATGACTCTACAAAGTGAGGATATTTAACCATGCTCTCAGATATAGACTTAAAAGACTGGATTGAACAACCCTCAATTCCACTCTACGATGTACCACGTGAGACACCAGTTAAGACACCCAATGGGATGCTATTGTGGTTTAGTCACATTGACGGGATGTATAGCCTGAGCTATGATGCCAATGGAAGCCCAGTGCACATGCAGGCATGGGTGAAGGTTAATCCATTTAAAAGGAAAGCAAATGATAATGAATGAATACTGCTATCAAGTAAGCCCGACAAGGACTGAATGGGTCTATGCTTCCAATGAAGACGAGGCTGAAAGCATGGTCTATGAGCAGCTAGGCTATGACCCTGAGGAAATGGACTTGATTGAAGTGAGGGAGGACGTATGAAATGTCTCTGTTGTGATAGGATTCTAACGGATTACGAATCAACACGTAAACACGCAGTGACTGGAAGCTTCATTGATCTATGTCAGCAGTGCTTTAAAGCTGTACAGGCTGACTCTCACCTGCCTACAAAGGATAGGAAGGACTTAATATCCTCAGACGATATTGATGACAGTGCTGAGGATGAAAGTGATGACTGTCACGTTAGCGACACCAACAGTGAAGGAGACCATTGACAATCTGTACTAAGTGTGCTACCCTTACTTTAAAGATACTACAAAGTATCTAGGATGATTCATAGAAGTTAAATACACTATATAAGTATTATTTAAGTAATATACTTATAAAGACTTTAAAGTGTGAAAGTTGGACTATAAACCCATTGAAAGGATAATTTTATGTCTATCGAACTGTTTGATGAGAATGATGATATTGACATGGACTTGGTACAGTATGAATGCTGGTATTGGTCTGTCATTGATAGCATGGCTGAATTAGTCATGAACAATGGTCGTGATAAGGTAATGTCTCATGTATCTGAGGCTGTCTTGAATAAGGTTCACAGTGGTTACGTTGTAGCCAAAGAGAACGATGAACACCCTCTGCTATGGTAATGGCTTTGTTTGTCTTAATTGTAGCTTTAATTAAACTTGTATTGAGTAAATGAACATGACTATTGACGATAACAAACCTTGGCCTTTCCCATCACACTTTGGTGATGCCCATGAGGATGATGACAAGTTAAAGGCTGATTGTCTAGCCCTATTACAGGATTTCACTGCCTTCCAGCTTAGGGGTGAAATCTACTATGGCTACCTCGATGTGAGAGCATTGAAGGTCATTGAAGAACTACGTAAGGACATAGCTACAAATGAAACTCAACCTAGTACGTAAGCCTAACCCACCTTCAAAGTTCATTAGGCACATAGCCTGTGAACACTGTGGTAGCTCCGATGCTTGTTCTCTGTACGATGACAACCATACACACTGTTTTGCCTGTGGTAAGACAGAACATGAAACTGATGCTTGTGAGTTATCAGTTATGCAAGATGCAGTAGCACCGAGAAAGCAAACAATGCTAGAGATTAAAGGTCAGATTAAATCAATACCTGATAGAGGTATTACCCTTCAAACCTGTGAGAAATATGGAGTAACACAAGATAATGGACAGCACTTTTATCCTTACACTGACGATACCGGAGGAGTTGTTGCCGCAAAACTTAGAAGAGTGGCAGACAAAACTTTCAGTATTCTTGGAACATTCACGAATGCTAGGCTTTTCGGTCAACAGCTCTTTCACGCTGGCGGCAAGGCCGTCACCATCACTGAGGGAGAACTTGATGCTCTAGCAGCTTTTCAGATGAATGGTAGCCTCTACCCTGTGGTGTCAGTCAGAAACGGTGCACAGGCCGCTTTAAAGGACTGCAAGGCACAGTATGAGTGGCTTAACTCCTTCGATAGCATTGTCATCTGCTTTGATGCTGATGAGCCGGGTAAGAAGGCTTCTAAGGAAGTAGCTGAACTGTTCGGTAACAAGGCTAAGATTGTGAAGCACCTGAGTGGCTACAAAGATGCCTGTGACTATCTGATTGCTGGTGCTACCAAAGAGTTTGTGAATGAGTGGTGGAGAGCTGAGGTGTACATCCCAGATGGCATCATCAATGCTGCATCACTGTGGGAGGAAGTCATTAAACCTGAGGCTAAGGCTGAGGCTATGTATCCTTGGAAGGGCTTAAATAAGCTCCTCTATGGTATGCGTCCATCGGAGTTAATCACAGTCACAGCAGGTTCAGGCTTAGGTAAGAGTCAATTCCTGCGAGAGATATTGTTCAATATACTGAACACTACTAAGTGGAATGTTGGAGGATTATTCCTTGAAGAGTCCACTCGTAAGACAGCTAGAAGTATCATGAGCTTATACGCTAACAAGCTATTGCACTTACCTGACACACCTACCACTGAGAAGGAACTTAAAGATGCTTTCGATGCAACACTTGGCACTAATCGTGTTTATCTCTTTGACCATTTCGGTAGCAGTGACGTTGACAACATTGCCAACAGAATCCGATACATGGCTAAAGCTTGCGATTGCAGGGTTATCTTTCTTGACCATATCAGTATTGTTATATCTGGTCAAGACAATGGAGATGAGCGTAAGGCTATTGATAACATGATGACGAAGCTTCGTACACTGGTGCAGGAGCTGGAGATTACCTTGATCTGTGTCAGCCACCTTCGTAGACTGCAAGGGAACCAAGGCCACGAAGATGGTGGCAGTGTGTCATTGTCTCAGCTCAGAGGCTCAGGTGCTATTGCTCAACTGAGTGATGCTGTGATTACATTGGAGCGTAACAGCATGGCAACAGATGACAATGAGAGACATCAGACTAAAGTAGCTGTGGCTAAGAATCGTTACAATGGTTATACAGGCCCAGCTTGTGTGCTGAAGTACGACATGGATACTGGACGCATGGTGGAGATGCAGGAGGAGACATTATGAGTGCATGGTTAATCGCTGCTGTAGGTGTTGTCTATGCTGTAGTGGCTATAGACTTGATCGTCAAAGGGAATACTGGTCTGGGTATAGCCTTTGTAGGTTACGCACTGGGTAACGTGGGTCTGTACATGGAGGCTGCAAAATGACACAAGATGAAATTATTAGCAAAGCAAAACAAGATGATGAAATTGAGTTAATAGACTTTATAAAGTTGGCTATCTTGCAAGAGCGTAAGATATGTGCTGAGATTGCTGAGTGGTGTATTGAAAATCATCTTGAACACCACATACCTGAGCGTATTAGAGCAAGGGGGATGAAGCAATGACTAAAGAAGCATTGAAGTTGGCATTGGAGGCGTTGGAAGCTGACCCTGCTGAAATGGTCGAAGATGAAAATGGGCACATGGTTTTTCGAAGAATCCAAGCCATCATCACCCTGCGAGAAGCCTTAGCCAACGAAGCCCTCGACAAGATGGCAGAGAACGCCAGAGAGTTAGGGCTGGACTATGAGCCAGAGCAACCAAAGGTAAGAACAGGAAATTGTTTGCGGGTAGGCGTGTGCGCTTCAGAAGGACACAAGATTCAACCACAGCGCACATGGGTTGATGCCACTACGTGGCGGGGGCTGACAGATGAGGAGATTGAATATGCGTTTAAAACAAATTCAGTCATGGTTGACAACGGCAATGCCTATATGGTCGCAGGATTACGAGCAGTCAATATTGCCCAAGCCATTGAAGCCAAACTCAAGGAGAAGAACACATGACTAAAGGAACCATTAAAGACGTATGGGCTGTGCATGAGAAACGTAAGGAACGTATCAGGCTCAAGCAGCGTGAGTGGGTTCAACGTAATCGTGACAAGGTTAATGCTTACAAAGCAGCCACAAAAGAACGTAAGAGAGCTGTCATGTCGATGAATGTCAATAATGTAGTCAGGTCACGTTATAGGACTGACTTCAGAAATACAGTGTATCATTGCCCTGAACTAACTTATCGAGGTAAGGTAACATGATTGACGTAGACACAATAGCTGGTAGAATGTTGGACTTGGAGACTAAGTACTATGAAATGCAGGACAAGTATCAGTTACTCATTCACCACTATGAAGACCTAAAGGCAGAGTATGAAGCGTATCGTATTGGACATCGAGACAACCTTAGATCACAACACGATTTGGATGGTGGTAACTAAGGACATTGACACTGGAGAAGTGAACGTATGGAAAGCAGCAGACAGCCTCGTGGAGTATTTAAAGGACGTTACATTGATAGTAGCCCACAACGGAATAGGCTTCGATTTCTCGATACTCAACAGGCTTTGGAATACGAAGATTCGCTTGAACCAAGTGTTCGATACACTGATAGCCTCAAGACTGCTAGATCCCTCAGTAGAGAACGGTCACAGCTTAGACGCATGGGGAACGAGACTCGGGAAGAATAAGATTGACTACGCAAAGGTATGGACATGGTTAATGGACAAAAGAGAGGAATACAAAGGTGAGTGCTTCAACGTTCCTCACATGGCTCTTCTGGAGTATTATTGCATTAGGGACGTTGAGGTCACTTATGATCTTTATAAGCATCTTACTAATGAACTCACTACGAAAGACTTTTCACAAGAAAGCCTTACTCTTGAGCATAAGGTAGCAGCTATCATTGAGGAGCAGACACGTAATGGATTCAAACTCGATCAGGTCTATACCACTTGCTTACTTGCTGATATCAAAGGAAAGATGGCTGGAATCTATGAGCAGATGCAAGAGAGATGGCCTCCAACAGTCACACCAAGGTTCCACAAGACAAGTGGAAAGCCCATCAAAGACTGCATTGATACTTTCAATCCCGGAAGTAGAAAGCAAATTGGAGAGAAGCTGATGGAACTTGGATGGAAGCCTAAGGTGTTTACTGAGAAGGGTCAAGCTATTGTCGATGAGTCTGTGCTTGCTAAGGTTCCTCTACCGGAAGCTCAGTTGATTGCCACGTACCTGATGCTACAGAAACGTGTAGCTCAGATTGAAAGCTGGTTAGAGTCTGTAGGCAAGGACGGTAGAGTGCATGGTAAGGTTATAACGAATGGCGCAGTTACTGGAAGGATGACACACAGTACTCCTAATATGGCACAGATTCCTAATGCTGGGAGTATTTATGGGCCTGAGTGCAGAAAGTGTTGGACTGTGGAAGCTGGTAACGTATTGGTTGGTTGTGACGCTAGTGGCCTTGAGCTTCGTATGCTTGCACATTATATGAAAGATGAAGAGTATGTTAAAACGGTCACTGAAGGATCATCAAAGGATGGAACTGACGTTCACACGCAGAACCAAAAAGCTGCGGGTCTCCAGACAAGGGATCAAGCGAAGACATTTATATACGCATTTCTATACGGTG